ATTGATCTGAAGGAGGCCACGACTGCCAGACAGGGGGTCGGTCTTGTTGTGGCTATCAACATTACAGCGACTCTCACGATGAAGGACATAAGAGAGGGTCGGCCATTCCTCGGCAGGCCAACCGATTTGGAGGGCGAGTTCACGCCACTCACCGCACTTGCCATACAGCATTCGCGCCTCATCGACTTCCATCTGGCGGGTGATCGCCTGCTCTTCCTCAATGGCTTGACCGATCTTATCGAAATCGACGCCGGACAAATCCGGGGCTGTCAGGGTCGCTATGGGCCCATCGGCTCGATCGGGTATGGCTGTTGTGGAAGGGGCCAGGGGCGTGGGCTCAACCACAACTAGGCTTTCTGGGGCGGGGGACTGGACGGTCTCGGCATTGTCGAGAGCCGACTCGACCACCGGTGCGGCGAACAGAATTCCGGCTATGGCAAACACGACGCCTTTGAACATGGAACCTCCAATGTCGGGGGATACGGCGGGCCTGGGCAGGCTATGTAAGGGTCTATATTACAGCAATGTGACGGGATCTAGGGGTTATTGGGATAAATCCCCCCGCACGCAGGGGGAGCGCAGTCAGAATTCGTCGGCGGAGACGTAGGTTTCGTTCGCCTTGCGAGTGAGGAACGGCTCGATGTCCCTAAGTTCGAACTCGGCCTGGATGAGTCCGGCGCCGGACCCACGACCGTTCACGACGCCACCCATCGATTCCCAGATAAGTTCGGCCTTGAGTTGCGCCTCGTCTTTGAGGTCTTCGAGTTCTTGGTCGGAGACGTCGTCAAGAAATGTGAAAGCGAGGAGCATGTCCTTGATGTGTGTGATGATGGCCAAGGTTTCTTGGGCGTAAGGGTTCATGACCGTGGAGGCTACAGGAATTTCCGAGGTTTAGTTGTCGTTGTGGAAAATTGCCGGCTACGATGGGCCTACACACGAAGGGGGTTCGCCCCCAGAATTGAGGAAAAATGGCCAACCAGTCACCCACTACCCTGATCGGGAATGTCACGACTGATCCGGAATTGAAGTACACGGCACAGGGAACGCCAAAGTTGTCGTTCTCGATCGCCGTGAATCACTACTGGCAGGACAGCGAAGGCGAGAAGAAGGAAGACACCTCGTACTTCAACATCACCTGCTGGCGTTATGTCGCCGAGGACACAGCAAGCGTCTTGGAGAAGGGCATGGGCGTGATCGTTCACGGACGGCTCGACCAGCGCACCTACGAAGACAAGGAAGGCGTGAAGAAAAACTTCGTGGAGTTGGTGGCAGATGCCGTCGCTCTTCAGACACGAAGCCTCGAAACCGTCACCCGCAAGAAGCGTGGCGGGGCCGACAGCGCCGCAGCACCAAAGGTCGCAAGCCCGCGAAAGGCAAGTGCTACCGAAGAGCCGTTCTGATACGGTAAAGTAGTTGCCGCCAGTCGGGGGTTTTTCCTTTCTACCCCGGGCACAACTGGCGCAATCAGAAGAGCCTCCGCTGTTGCTTCCACGGCGGAGGCTCTTCGCGTTTCCACACTTGCGCACACCCGTGGACTATTGTGGCGAAGTATGACGACCGAGCATCGCCGATCACCAAAGCGTTCGGTCGTTGAGATTCGCAAGATTGGGTCGTGGGGCAACATTGCCTATCACCATCACCTTGAGTGCGGTCACGTTGAGGTTCGCCCACGTGCTTCGAAGGCGCCGAAGTTGGCATGCGTGTGGTGTAAGCGTTCCGGTGAAAAAGCGAAAGAACTTGCGCAGTATGCGCCGGCGTCATCGTTGCTTCTACCGAATGACGATCACTTCGATGACACATTCAGTCAGCATGAAGTTGAAGTAGCGCGCATGCGTGCGGAACTTGCGAAACTTGTCGGCATACCGTTGGAAGCGGTGGATTTATCGGTACATTGGCCGGCCGGATCACCGAAAGTACAGGGGGCAGTTCTGTTTCTCTCGGCATCCGATGTAGAGCGACTCACAAGGAGGGGAAATGTTTGACACCAAGTTCGCGGCGTGTCGGGGCTATCCGACGGACTATTGGTTCCCGTATTCACGGTTAGCAGAGGGCGTTCATCTCAAAGAGGTGCGAGAGAAGGCCGCTCTTGCGAAAGCGCTGTGTCGCAAATGCTCTCTCCGAGTCCAATGCTTGGAGTATGCGCAGTCGTCGCCAGAGGAGCACGGGATCTGGGGCGGTCTTGATGAGAATGAAAGAGGATTTGGGCGCCGGAAGCGTGTTATCTAGTGTTCGAACACACTCAGGACTTTCTATCACGCCTGAATGGTGTCGTCACTTCTAGCAACGGCTGGGAAGCACGCTGTCCGTGTCGCAACGATGACAAGAACCCATCGTTGTCGATCCATGAAAACGACGATGGCCAAGTCTTGCTTTTCTGCCACAGGAACTCTGGGTGTAAGGCCGAACAGATTTGTTCAGCGGTCGGTTTGGAACTGTCTGCGCTCAAACCACCGGGCTCCAAGCCCCGCATTTCGGATTTCAGCCCGACATACCCGAAGCAGGAACCGGCAAAACTGAAGTTCGTCGCTTCGTACGATTTTCACGACGCCGACGGAAACATGTTGTTCCAAAAGGTTCGGTTCGTCGATGAGAACACCGGACGTAAGACGTTTCGGCAACGACGGCCCGACGGGCGGGGTGGTTGGGACTACAAACTTGGGGATACCCCCAAAGTCTTGTACAACTTGCCCGCAGTTCTTCGTGCGAAGGCTAACGGTGAGTCGATATTCGTAGTAGAGGGAGAAAAAGATGCCGACACTATCAATGGAATGGGTGGCGTTGCCACGACCATGCCCGGAGGGGCAGGCAAGTGGCTCGATATCCACACCAACGCACTTGCTGGTTCAACGGTGGACATCATCGCCGACAACGACGAAGTTGGGCTCCGGCACGGACTTGACGTCTACGACAAACTCAAAGAGGCGGGCTGTGATGTCGCGGTCTTCGTTTGCCCGACAGAAAAGGACGTAACGGATCACGTTCAAGCCGGTGGGGGCATTGATCAACTGGTTGAGATCAATCCAGCCAGCATTATTCGGCCTCATGATACTGCGGAGTTTCTCCCAGAAGAAGAGGCGGCCCCGTTGTCGCCGGCGGAGGACACGCTTGCTCAATTGAGGCAACTCATCGAGCAGGATAAGTCGGCCAGTTTCATTCTCAACAAAGCATCGTTGTTGCTGTCGGCCGGGGGATCGAACCCTGATGTCGATGCCGGGCGTTTGGTGAATTGGGGCGAATTCTTAGATGAACAGGTCGACGATTCTTACGACTGGCTGATTCCGGGCTTGATCGAACGGCGGGAACGTGTCATCGTCGTTGCGGCTGAAGGTGTCGGTAAGACCATGCTGGCACGGCAGGTGGCGATACTTTCTTCGTACGGCGTTCACCCGTTCTCGTTTCAACGGATGCCTCGGATCCGCACTTTGACCGTAGACCTGGAAAACCCGGAACGGATCATTCGCCGTTCGTCAGCCAGCATCGTTGGGGCCGCAAGATCGATGGGTTACGAAAAGCAGATGGATGCGCATCTCCTCATTAAGCCCGACGGTCTCAACCTGTTGAGTTCACAAGATCGGCTCATTCTGGAGAACCACATCGAAGAGGTTCAGCCAGACCTCGTTGTGATGGGCCCCCTGTACAAGTCATTCGTGGATCCCGGGACTAAAACCTCCGAGGCGATCGCCATTGAGGTTGCGAAGTACCTGGATACGATCCGGCAGATCTACAATGTGGGACTGTGGCTGGAACACCATGCCCCCTTGGGGAACAGCATGTCTACCCGTGACCTGCGCCCGTTTGGTTCAGCGGTGTGGTCACGGTGGCCGGAATTCGGCCTTGCTTTACAGCCCGACCCCTCCCATGTGGGAGAATACGTGTACAAGGTGGGTCACTTCCGAGGGGCCCGTGACGTTAGAGACTTCCCGGCGGTTCTGAAAAGGGGCAAAAAGTTCCCATTTGAGGTCGTTGAGTGGGGGAGGACATGAGATGAGCGAAGAAAAGTCGGGCAAAGTAACAACCCGTGAGTTCCTGGCCGAGCGTGATTTACGCATGTTCAAGATGCGACAGGCTGGTGTAGCCCATAACGAAATCGCCAGACGCTTCGGCGTGAGCCCCGCAGTTGTCTCGAAGTCCATCAATCGTCAGTTGGAGAAACTCAACCGTGAGGCTTTCATGGCGTACCCGGAGGTTCTCCGCATGGAACTTGAGCGGTTGGATGCTCTCCAGCAAGCGATCTGGCCCATGACACAACATCGCAAGGTCACCCTCGACGACGGGTCGGAGGTGTCGGTGGAACCCGACATCAAGGCGATCCAACAGGTGCTGTCGATCATGGATCGTCGGTCGAAGTTGCTGGGCATGGAACAGAACAATGTGAACATCAACATGGACGTACAGGGCCAAATCTCCGAGACCGTCCGTGTCGCCCTGGCTGGCGGGAACGACGCTCTTCCGGCGGCCACGTTCAACCCGGAGACTGAAGCCCGTGAACTCCTAGCCATCATGGTAAAGTCGGGCGTGCTGGCTGGCGACGAGATCAAGGCTCTGACCGAAGGAAAGCCAGAAGTTATCGAGATCGTTGAGGACACCGATGAGTGAAGAACCGGACAACATGGAAGCGGCGATGGACAAGGTCATGGAAACAATGAACATGTCCGTTGCCCCCATGCTGAAGGACGACGATGGCCCTGTTGAGAAGCAGGTGCTGATCCGTGCGGTCGAATCTGACAAAGAGCGATGGAAGCGAGCCTCGGACAAAGCGGGCGTCTCTCTGTCTCAATGGATCAGGGATACTCTGAACGACAAGGCTTCTGAAGCCCTGGACTGCCAGCACCCGACAAATCAACGCCGGTTTTACCCGTGGGCAGAGTTCTGCCTCCAGTGTAATACGAGGTTGCGAGGTTGATCCCGGACAAAGTCTACGAATGTGGAGAAGGCTGGCGATCCCTGGTCACCGAGTTGGACGCACTCCTCACTTCCATTTCACCTGAATACGAGGCGGTTCAGGTCAAGCAGAAGTTCGGAGTACTCCGGTTCTACGCCATCTATGCGGGGCTGGAAGGGGCGCCCCTAGAGTACGAGAAGATCTTTCGGCTCCTCATTAACCACTTCGAGTCATTGAGTGCGATGGTGTGCGAGGTGTGTGGGAAGCCTGGACGGCTCAAGGTGAGTAATCACTATTACCAAACTACGTGCGATGATCACCGAAACTCTTGACCACCGTGGGGGATACCGGTAAGGTACACCCATGGTCACGGTCGATCTAGAGCCTTGGGAGTACGCTCATGCGTGCGATGTGGGCATTCGTCGGTACACGATGAACTGGTCAAAATCGAACGCCCCCCACTACAAGAGCGAGTATATGGAGGACGATCGGACGGCTGTGGTAGCGGCTGCGATCTGCGAACTTGCTGTCGCCAAGCACACGAACCGGTATTGGCACGGCCACGTATGGCACGCCACCGAACACACTAAGTACAGGGATTTACCCGATGTGGGCAAGAACATCGAGGTCAGGCGCATTCGCACACGGAAGGAAGCGGCTGTTCGTCGTCACCAACTGGGCAAGGGCTTGGTGCTGTACGTTGCGGAGGCAGTCAGCCCCGAGTTTCGCCAGGTGGTGCTACACGGCTACTTGGTCTACGATGAGGCATGGGAGGTCGGACGGCCCTCGTCCTACGATCCAGACAACACGAGGGTTGTCAGTTGCGACCTACTGACACCACCATGAGGGAGGACGACATGATGAAACTGGTGCTACGTTGGCTCGCATTCGCAGGGCTGTGCGTTCTGGCAGGCATGATCGTCTCCTATGAGTGACAAGGCCACCCCCTCTGAGAAGTACGCTTTCTGCCTCTCCTGCGACCGTTTCAGGCGTGCCACCAGACAATGCCGTGAGTGTGGCTGTTTCATGCCAATCAAGGTGCGAACACCTGGTCAATCATGCCCCCTAGGCAAGTGGTGATCTAGGGGAAGATCACCAGGTCGCCAGGGTACATCGTGCCGTCTATGTCGCTCGCCTTGCGAACGGCGTAACTAGCACCCCTCATGTCACCCGTACACCTCTGCTCGACCAGCCCCCAAATGGTGTCCCCTGGCTGGACGATGTGACTACCAGGCTGGCACGAGTAGGCCTCCCCCTGGCACGTGCTGACCAGGCCGAACGATCCGACTATCAGGGCGATCAGGCCTGCGAACTTCATGCGTGTAACTTCCATGTCATCAAGGTATGAACTCTCGCTGATGATGTCAAGCATTGCGCTACAACTTTTTCATGCTACCCGTGCGCCCCTCGCCGACCTCTCCTCGGCCTGCCCCCTCTGTTTGCCACACTCATGCCCCTCGTGGCGCATTCCCCCTGGTCACGAGGAAGTTTCAGAAACTTTGCCGATCCCCTTGACAAGTGCGCTTGGGCCTTGTAGAGTACAGGGTGTCAGGGAGGCAACGGGCCAACCTGGGAAGGGACAACGCAATGCTCACCACGCTCACCTCGATCATCTGGACGGTCAGCCTCCTCGGTCTCGGCCTCGTCCTCGTGAGGGCATCGAGGTAGGCCACCAGGGCGACTGGCGAGGGGCGACCACTCCTCGCCAGAACCACCTAGGACAGGCCTCTGACCTGGGGAAACGTGGCCCCCTCGGAGGCCGGATCGTGGCGTCAGAACCGCACACGGGGCCGACAGAGCGCACACAGAGCCGAGGTCAGTCCCATAAGGCAACCCGACTCACCCGACCAGACCCGACTAGGCAGGGGTGACATTGGGGCATGGGTGGTGTAGCAAATGGGCAGATCAGGCTCACATGGGGCCGAGCGCAATCCCGGGGCTAAATTTTTCGATGGGGGGTGGGGTGGGTGGGCGTCCACACACAGAATTTTGAGTTCCCCCCTCTCTAACTTAATTAAACCGCTTTGTCCCTACCCTGTCGAGGTTTCTGAACAAGTCGTACCTCTCCGGGGTCCATCGGAACAAGTGGCCGGTCAGGTACACCCAGAACGCTAGTAGTGCGTATCCCCGGAATTTGCGAGTCGAGGCGCTATGAAACGCACGTGACAGGGTTGGCATGCGTGTGTACCCGGCGATGATGTCGTAGATGACGATATATGCGGCTAATCCGACCCATGCGTAGCCGCCAGCGCGGTTTCGATGCTTACTGACAGTAGGGGCACCACTGTTGCGGTATCTCATGCCATCTATCTCCACACATATGGCCTTCACATTCTTCGCCGTCTCGACCGTTGAGGGAATGAAGGCCGCCTTTTTCTTCCGAATTTTCATCTGTCATGAGGACAGCAGGACTGTAATTGTCAAGACCTGAACGACCACCCAGAAAAAATTGAGGCGGATCGCCAGCATCCGGTTTGATTTATCCGCAATTTTCTTGGCTCGTTTGTGGACTTCTTTGGCCCACTCGTCCCCATCGAAAACATAGAAATACTCATCTATCTCTGCGGTAGTGCGCTCAGCGAGCAAGATATTGAGGAGATCGTCGATAATCTCCTCTCGCTTGACATGAGGGGGGTTGTTGTCGTCAAGAAGGTCGAACGTCAAGCGGCTGACGTATTGCTCAAGTTCGTAGGTGATGTTCATGCTAGAAACATATCACGTCTAAGTTCTTGCAGTAATTAAACCGCTAGGGGCCCCAAAATAAAAAATTCGGTGTGGGGTTCCCCGTTTAATTAAGCGGTCGCTCTGGTTTGCGCGTCTTCCGCGCTGTGCGAATGCTGATGTCCGCAGAATCGATGATGTATTCCCGCAAGATCTTCTGGGCGTCCGCGTACTCCAGGGAGTCAGGGTCGACGCCAATGATTTTGGCGGCCCTCAGAATCTCCTGGGTTTCTCGGTTCATTTCCCAGAAATCTTGAACTTCAATCGCTGCCAGACCGAGGGCTTCTTGGCGACCGGCTTAGGCGCGTACACGACCGTCTTGGCCTCGCTGGTAGAAGTTGTCGTCGTAGCAACAGGCGCTACAGGGCGCTCGTGAGTGGTGCCGTCCTGAACCAGGCCATCATTGTCCCCGTCCTTCGCGTCGGCCTTGAATTCGACCTTCTTGGGTCGACCGGGCTTCTTGGCGGGCTGAGCCTTCTTGGCCGGCTTCTTCTTCGCAGCAGGCTTCTTGGCAGCGGCCTTCTTGGATGTTTGCTTTTTCGGTGTATTGCTCATACCACTAATACTAACACCTGTGGCCCTCCTGTGGCGTTTCAGCAAATCGGCTAAGGTAGCCGCGTGGACGCATACGACGACATCTACTCCAAGGTCGCCTTGGCACTTACAAGTGCCCAGGTGGCCAAGCAGGGTGTCGTCGACGATGCCGGGATAGGTGAGGATATCCCCTTTACATTCATGGGGTGGGAGGGGCCCTATTTGACGGTGATGATGTCACTAGGGCCGGAGACGATGTCCAAGCCAGTTCTCGAAAGAATGCCTCTTGTCGCCGCCGTGTCAGAGATTATGAGAAAAGTCTATTGCGTGGACTCGATCACGTTCGTTGCCGAGGGCTATATCGCCACCGGGCACCTCAATGTTCGCTGGAGGGATCTCCGGAAACATTTTGCCGACAACGACAAAGACGTTTCGGAATGCATCAATGTTGTCCAAATCGGGCAGGATTCATTTGGCAACCCTTACGCAAGCCTGATGGCTGCGGCCTATTCTTACGGGAAGGGCAAGGAAGTGCTTTGGAATTCTCCGAATTACTATGAGCATGGTGTTGGCAAAGTCATGAAGGACTCGCCAATAGTTGCAATGATTGCATTGGCGCTTAAAGACGATTCCGTGGGCGTTGATCAAGAGCAATATATGGCCGCTCTTGACGCGATTTCTCACGATGGGGTGCAGGTCCATGAATTCGAGGAACCGCCACTCCTCGGAGGCTCGGATGAGATCTAGTAAAATATGTAGATGAGCGAAGAAATGTCCGATCCAGCGGCAAGAAACTTTAATTTGTCCGGTGGTATGACTGGCTCAATTTTGCGAGCAACTCGCGAACCATGTCCGGTATGCGGACATCCAACTGGCGACTGCACGGGAACAACTCCACCGCCAAAAACTTTGGTCGGGCTTGGCGCAATTGAAACACTAAAGCATGCTCAAACTTTCTACATTGAAGAAGATATTTGGGAAGAATTGCAGATAACTCCCGGTCGAACGACGCGCCGGTTGCGATACCACAAAGGGCAATCTGTGTCACGCGAAGAAGCCGAAAATCTCGGCTTGATTTGACGCTTTCAGTATTTTTTCGTTCGCTACAATCGTTATCTACACATTGGTGGGGAGCCTAAAAATTCTCTTGAATCAGAAAGGAACGCCTAATGGCTTATATTTCCGACGACCTCGTTCAGTCCTACGAAACCAAGACGCCACCGTGGGGGTTTGGTGGTCTTGGTGAGATCGTCTATCTCCGCACCTACAGCAGGCCCATCGAAGGCAAAGACCGCAATGAAACGTGGCCGGAAACAATCCAGCGCGTGATTAACGGCGCTATTGAAATCGGCGTCGATTACACGCAAGAGGAAGCCGAGCGCCTTTTTGAGCACATGTTCAATTTGCGTTGTTCCTTCTCTGGACGAGCGCTGTGGCAACTTGGCACGCCCTTGGTGAAGAAGTTCAATGCAGCGTCACTCAATAATTGCTACTTCGTCAACATTGAGAAGGTCGAAGACTTTGAGTTTCTCTTCGATCATCTGATGCTTGGCGGAGGAGTTGGGTTTTCGGTGGAGCGCTCAAAGATCCACGAACTGCCGAAGGTTCGTTCCGGTGTAAGCATTTCTCACGAACGCAGCAATGATGCTGACATCATCGTTCCTGATTCGCGTCATGGATGGAGTCGATTGCTCCACTCAGTGCTGAAGTCTTACTTCTACACGGGCAAGTCCTTCACTTACTCGACGATTCTTATTCGTGAATTCGGCGCTCCGCTGAAGAGTTTCGGTGGAACAGCGTCTGGTCCGGGAGCATTGACGGACGGCATTGACGACATCTGCAAGGTCATGGATGCGCGTGTAGGTAAAAAATTGCGCTCGATCGATGTCCTCGATATTTGCAATATCATCGGCAGAATTGTTGTTTCGGGGTCGTCTCGACGTTCGGCCCAGATTGCTATTGGCGATCCTGACGATGTGCTATTCCTTCGGGCCAAGAATTGGTCCTCGGGCACGGTTCCCGCTTGGCGGGCAAACAGTAATAACAGCATCTACGCGGATGCGTGGGATGAAATCCTTCCTGAGGTATGGAAGGGCTATGACGGATCAGGAGAACCTTATGGACTCGTTAATCGCAAGTTGGCTCGGCAATATGGGCGCCTCGGAGAAAAACGTCCTGATCCCACTATTGAGGGATACAACCCATGTGCCGAAATCGCATTGGGAGACGGAGAGTCGTGCAACTTGTCGACGATTTTCCTTCCTAATGTCGAATCGCTTGAGCAACTAAAGGATGTTTCGCGGCTTCTGTATATGACGCAGAAGCACATCACGCGCATGGACTACCCGTATGAGAAGACGAGCAAAATTGTTTCAAAGAACGCTCGCCTTGGGCAGTCAGTAACTGGCGTACTGCAATGCACTGATGAGCAGTTGTCGTGGATGGGTGAGGCCTACAAAGCACTTCGTATTCTCGATGACGAATACTCGAAAGCAAATGGTTTCCCGGTTAGCGTGCGTCTGACGACCGTTCAGCCCTCGGGCACTTTGTCGTTGCTCCCGGGGAACACGCCAGGTATTCACCCAGCCTATGCTCGTCATTACATTCGGCGAGTCCGATTTGGAGCGTCCGACCCGCTAGTTGATGCCTGTCGACGCCGTGGGTACCCGGTTAAATGGGATGTCGGCCTTGATGGACGTGAAGATCACACTCGATACGTTGTTGAGTTCCCGGCGCAGTCACCAGAAGGTGCAACCCTGGCCAAGGACATGACTGCAGTGGAGCAGTTGGAGTGGGTGAAGCGCATGCAGACCGAGTGGGCCGATAATGCGGTGTCCGTGACCGTTTACTACCGTAAGGAAGAGTTGCCTTCGATCAAGGAGTGGCTCGGCCAGAACTACACGGATTCTGTGAAGTCGGTTTCATTCCTTCTCCATAGCGATCACAACTTCCCACTCCCTCCATACGAGGAAATCACCGAAGAAGAACACGACAAGATGTTGTCAAAGATCGATCTTTCCGTTCCATTGGTTCAGGCCAAGGCATCGGAAGAAGTTGACTTCGGGGAATGCGCTACAGGGGCCTGCCCCATCAAGTGAGTTGGCTTACTGCGGAAGGTTCAGTTGTATGCCGGGCTTTCCGCAGCACCAACAATTTTTGAGATTGACCCAGTAGGCGAAGCACCCGGCGCATGCATAAATGTCGGATGTCTTATCAACGTGCATGAGGAAGTCCATGTTTTGGGCCTTGAGCCACTGGATCAACTCTTCTTCGCTCAGGCCACACCTTCTAGAATCATGAGTTTTGTGAACTGGAGATCATTTGCAATTTCCTGAACATCTGAGGAAATTTCAGAAATCAGAGACTCTGCATCATCCAGAAGAACAACAACATGGCTAGTCGAGGTCGAAAGGGCGGAGATGTCCTTGCCGAAAAACAGGGGGCGCGCTTCCATTAGCGGGCTCCACCGAAGTAAGCAACGGCGTGTCC